AGAGCTTGAACGGTCCTTGGAAGTTGGCGATCAACTTGGCACGCAATTTAGTCGCCAAGCAGCGTTGCTGTTTGAGGGATCAGAAATTGAACGCAAGCGCCTGCAAATTCAATTTGATTTTCAAGACCGCGCCAAGCAAATTGCAGAGCTGAAGAATGCTGAGCAGCGCACCAACCTGAATCAGCTCAACGCCGAAATCCAGCGACTTGAAATCATTCAACTACAAACAGAAGAACTGAAAAAGCAAGCAGAAGAAGCTGAGAAGCTTTTCAAAGCCGCCTTTGATGCCACTGAATTTGGTGTCGCGGGAGAAGGTACGGTCGCCTCTGGTTTAACAGATAAAATCACGCAACTTAAAGAAGAACTGAATCCAATCAAATTACAGATTGATGCAATCGTGAATGGGGCTACCGCGATTAGCTCTGCTTTTAGCACTGCATTTGGCGAGGTAATTACTGGAGCCAAGTCCACACAAGAGGCATTAGCTGACGCATTCAAAAAGATTGGGGACGCATTTATAAACATGGCAGTTGAAATAATCACAAAACAAATGACGCTTATTATTTTGCAAAGCATTTTGAATGCGTTAGGTGGTGGCGGTAGCGCATTTGGTACGGCTAATAAAAACTTGACCGGCACTGGCGCCCTTAAAACTCCTATTCCAGGGTTGGCCGTTGGTGGTCGTGCTGGTGGTGGTGCTGTTAGCGGTCAGCAGCCTTATCTAATTGGCGAGCGTGGTCCAGAGCTGTTCGTCCCTGGTACTGGTGGCACTGTCGTCAATAACAACAATCTGCGCGATGCAATGGGTACTGCTCCCGGCGCCCGCAACGGTCCCATGCTTAACATGACATTCCAGACCACCAACATCGGCGGCGTGGAATACGTGAGCCGCGACCAGCTTGAAGCTGCCATGGTCGCCACCCGCAAAGCCGCTGCAAACGATGGCGCCAAACGGGGCACCGCAGCTACGTTGAGTAAGTTACAGAACAGCCCGAGCACAAGGGCAAAACTGGGGCTGCGCTAATGGCAAGAACATTCCCGTCCTACGTCCCTAGCGCCCGCAGCTTCACGCCCGGCGAATACCCCGTTCGCACATACCGCAGCCAATCCGGCGTGGTGAGCAAGCGGATCTACGGCAACAAGCCCACCAACTACGAACTCCAGCTGACGTTTAGCAATGTTGACGACAGCGTAGCCAACGACATTGTTGCCCACTACGAAGACACCGCCAAGCAACTCGAAGGCTTCAATCTCCCAAACGAAGTATTTGGCGGCATGGGAAGTGGACTAAAAAACAAAATCCAAGCGCCCAGCAACATCAGCTGGAGCTACGCCAGCCCCCCACAAATCAAATCAGTATTCATTGACGTAAGCACCGTCGAGGTCAGCCTGATCGGAGAAATCAATGTCTAACCTGCGCCTCGTCCAGTTTTTCGATTACGTCACTGGATCAAATCCAACTCGCTACCGCTACCAAAACTATTTCGTCGGTCAAAACAAGACCTACAACAGCAACAGCTACGCCTTTGCCCCGTTCCAGTCCAGCGGCAGTCTGTCCACACTGACCGGCGACAACGAAACGGTTACTGTTCTGTTCCCCGCAACCGAGTACGCCATCCGTTTAGTTGACGCCTCAGGCGGCAACCGTCAAAGCGAGCTGACGCTAACGACGTTATGGCTGACCGCTGAAAACGAATACAGCAGCCTCCAATTCACGGAAACACTAATCGGCATCGGCTCCAGCTTCGACGACACCACGCTCGAACTTCGCTTCCGAACTGCCATGGACAGCGTTGGGGCCAACTTCCCCACTCGCACCTTCAACCGCGACAACGCCGGAATCCTGCCGATCAACGCCGAGTTGAGCCTGCGGTGAACGACCTACTCGGATTGAGACGAGCTTGGGGCGCCTATCCGGGCGATGGATCCGGCACCGTCGACTGCTGCCTGATGGCCCTAGAAGTTCACCGCCGGCTTGGGTATCACAACTACCTGCCAGAAGTGGCGTGGATCTTCGAGCGCTACACCGACGACACATTGCCCGCCAACTTCATTGCTCGCTGGCTACTCAAAAACAGCAAGCGCCTCGCCGGTCCTGAACCACACGCACTGGCACTTCTTCCTAGTCACAGTGTTGGCGCGGTCGGTACAGTGCTAGATGACGGGACGATGCTTTTTATCGGACCTGGCGGCAGCGTAATTCGCACTGCTGTTGCCGACGATTTTGGCTGGTACTTCAGACTGAACAAATGACACGCCGCCTCCTGCCTTACGAGCACCAACTCGTTGAAACACTGGGCATCAGCGAGGCGGATTACCTTGAGTTCCTGGCGCTGCAGAAGGCGTACAACGACCCCAAGGCGGGCACGGCATTAGACGTTCGCAACGCAGAGACCGTTGCCATCGTGCTGACGGTTGTCGGCATCCTGTTCCAGGTCGGCGCCGCACTACTCGCACCCAAACCCGATATCCCCGACGTTGCCCGAGGTGGTCGCCGCCAACGCGAACAACGCTTTGCCCCCACCTACGGCTTCAACAGCGCACAAGAACTGGCGCGTTACGGCGATCCGGTCAACCTTGTTTACTGCAACACCGCCGCCAACGAACGCGGAGCCGTCCGTGCCGCTACCTCGTTGGTGTGGTCCGCCATCCGCAGCAGCGGCAACAACCAGTTCATGCAACTGCTGCTTGTTATTGGCGCTGCAAAAGTAAACGAGCTTGCCGTAGCCCGCACTGGCTTTGGCGACATACCACTAGAAAATTTCAACCAAGCAAACACTTGGCTCTACTACAGCAAAAACGGAGCGCCAAGCTTTAATGATCGCGTCAGAGGAGATGACAGCGATCCATCCGCAGACGACCGTGATCAAAAAGACCAAATTTGCTTAATCCAAGGAAATAGAACAGGCTGCAGCCAAGCGTTTACACCAAGCAATTACAACACATTCGGGATTTACGAACCTATCCCGTTAAACGTAATGCTGTATTCACGCGGCCAATCTGGCGGCACCGAATACGACCTAAACGGCATTGAGATTGTTGGTTACAACCCTTACACCACGGTCAGCTGGACGGCGAACAATCGTTTTGTCACAGGTGATATTGTACGAATTCGTTTCCGCGATGCAAAACCCGATACACGTTTGCGTAACAAGTCCGACGGTAGCGGACCATCTGAAGAGAAACCAGATGTAGCGACAAACTTTGCCAGCGACATCCGCCGTCAACTTGTTGATCAAATACAACCAGGCTCACTTTACGAATTAGGCAGCGCCCGCCTAGTGCTGGTGGATCGACAAGATAACAATATCGACAAAGGGGATGTTGACTGTACTTTTCGCGTAATCAATGGAGGATTGGCGCCCGCTGCTCCTTACAACAAACTTGTCGCCCGTGCATCACAAAACGGGCAGCAGATCACATATTTGACAGACAGTCAGTATGCGCAAGCAACTGGGTTTAGGGACATACTGGAAAGTATTGCTTCTGACGTCGAACTTAAGCGTGGTTATGACCCTGTAAATCCCAGCAATACAACAGAAGGCGTGACGATGCGCACGCGGCAAAACATTGATCGCATATACGCGAACCTTACCTCTAGCGACAAGGCACAGGCGAATGTTCAGCGCACGGTCCGAAAGGATCCGATCAGCATCAATTTCTTTGGAGTTCGCTACTCCTTTGTTAATCCCGCACGCGATGTTAGCTGGATTGATGATACCGGAGTTGCTCGCAAGCTATCGGACGCTACCAGTAAAGAGCAAGGACTGGAACTAATTGATGAGCGCGGTTCTATCGCTTACACCCGTAAGCAGCGTCGTCAGTTTTTAGCGAACAAGCCAAAAGTTAACTCCAAAGAACTTCGTGAATACCTCAATGATCAACTTGTGCGCCTGCAAACGCACGTTGGTAATGTCGCATCAGGAAAATTTGACGACACAATTAGAAAGGTAACATCCACCAGCCTTGCGTGGCCCCTTGAAGATGGCACAACACGCACAGTAGTTTTTTCATTGGCTGCCTCAGGAATACGTAAAGCAAACGGTTATATCTTCGATGGAGACACGCGCCCTCGCACTCCCAAACAGCAGATTGACGAAATTCGCGCACGCTATAAAACAGTTATCAACGATTTGCAAGCAAAGATTGATAACGCTCCTGGAAAGCAAAGCGCTAATTTTCGCGCGGATTTGCGTAAGCAGATTGAAGATCTACGGGAAAATCGTCGAGACGCAGTGCGAGACGTTGTGGACGCCTACCGCGACGTACGCATTGAACAAGCCAGGGATTGCGTAAGCGGCTTTACCGACATAAACAACATTAACCGTATTGCTGGTATTAGAGAGCTGCGTCGTCGCATCAATGCAATTAACGGCAAAAACACCACTGACCAAGCTGGAGTTGCTGCCATACAGGCGGTATACGACTCAATCATTGACCGCAAGCAAGAAGCATTACTATTTTTGCTTGATATTATTGAGGCTTACAACGATCGTGACGGCTCTGACGTTCTGGTAAAAGCGCTGATAAAAGTTCGCGTTGCTTCCTACCAAACTATCAGCCCAATCGACTTCATACAGTTCTCAATTAGGGCGCGTCTATTCCGGCGCATCTCAGGCCGCCAACGCAGCTACGGCAGCAAAGCAATCGAACTCAAGGACTACAGCGACTCGGACAACGGCATCAAGCCGCGCGTGGCCTTTTTCAAAGTTCTATTCCGCAGAGAAGGCGAAACAGAGTACACAACAGTGCCTTACATGTTTGCCGTCAAAAACGCGCAAGACAGAGAAATTTACTTGGGACTGAACTTCCAGTCCGCAAGTTATGCTAAGTACTCATTCCGCTTTGTTCCTGTCGGTGATTTTATTACTGATATGCGCGACGAAGGATTTACTCAATTTGCGTTTATCGAACTGCGCGGCACGAGGCGACAAATCAGCGTAGACGGAAACATCTTTTCCTTTACTGGTTCATTTGTTAACCCGCAACCTAATACCTACGAGCCGGACATTGATGAAGGCCGTCCCATCGGTACGCAGCCTTGGGACTTGATGACCGTCCGCGCTGACACTGACACCCAGTTCAGCTTTGAGCAAGGTCCAGAACTCGCCATCAGCGCCGTCACCGAACAACAAAACACCAACACCAGCCAGTACTACAACGACATGAGCACGCTGGGGCTCAGCGTCTATTCCGGTCAAGGCATCCAAGACCTGCGCTCGATTACCGCCTACGTCACCAAAGGCAAGGACTGCTACATCATTAACGGACCATCTAAATCGTCCGTAACGCTGTCCACCAACAGCAGCTGTTACGCCCCAGATATCTTCCTCGACACGGTGTGGAGCAGCGACGACGGAATCCTTAGCTACTCATCCAAAGACGCCATCGACTACGCAACGCTCTTTGACGCCAAGCGCTTCTGCCTCGCAAACAACCTGTTCATGGATGGTGTCATTGCGGACCAGCGCCCTTGGCGTGAATTCTGGGCAGAGGTAGCTGGATACAGCCTGCTGGAACTGGTACGCAAAAACGGTCAAGAAGCGCTGGCGCCCGCTGTCCCCTTCAAAAACAACGGCGTGATCGACCGCGAAATCAAACCCACCGGTTTATTTACCAGCGCCAACATCCTCGAGGGCAGCTTCAAGGAAGAACACTTTGACTACGGATCAGCCGTCCAGGACCTGATCGCCACTGTTGTTTACCGCGACGTTGAAAACGAGAACGACGTATTCAGCCCCAAAGCGAGCGTCACGGTCAAGCGCAAAGACGGCGACGACACCAATGCCATCTACCAAAACTTCGACCTCAGCCAATTCGTATCGACCCGCGAGCAGGCAATCCTCTACGCGAAGTACCTGATCAACCAGCGCCGCTTCATCCGCCGTGGCATCGAGTTCAAGACTCTGCCGACCGAAGTCCCCGTCGAGCCTGGCAGCTACATCCTCGTCGATGTCGGCCTAACACCTTGGGACAACCTCACCACAGGCGTGGTCCTAGCAGGCGGCGAACTCAATAGCCCACTACTCAGCAAAATCCCCGATAGCAACAACTACACCGCACTGGTGTACAAGGACCGCAAGGTTCAGACAATTACCAACCTCACCGTCACCAACGGTGTCGCTGCCAGCTTGGCACCGGCTTACGTCGGTTACGCCTTTGTGCTTGGAGCACCAACCGACCAACGCCGCCGCAGCTTCCGCGTCACCGAGGTAGCGCTCGACGAAGAGGGCGAAATCACCATCAAGGCGGTACGCATTCCCTGCGATATCGGACCCAACAACGAACTACTTAGCCGTGTGGCTGACTTTAGTTCCAGTGCGTTTGTTGTCGCATAGGTCGGCGCTAAGCTGAGTCAAGGCAGCGTGTACGGGTAATGGGCTCTTACTACTCCGGGCGAGCTGGCTCGCTAATCCTGGACGACAAGCCCGTCGCCAAGGTCCGCGACTGGTCCATTGAGATGAGCGTGGACCTGCTGGACGCCACGACACTTGGTGATTTTGCTCGCACCCAACACCCGAGCACCAAATCCGCTACCGGCAGCTGCACCCTTCTGTACTACCGACTGGATTCCAGCGAAAACACTGCGTATAAAGAATTCACTTCCCTGCTGAGCAAAATTATGCACACAGGAAGAATTGGGCGCAGCGATATGGTTACTTTGAAGCTACGAGTCGGCACTGGCGCAGACGACACGATTCAAATTCGAGCGTTCATCACAAACGCCAGTATCGCAGTTAGCAATGGCGAGCTAACAGCTGTACCAATTCAATTCACCGTTGAAGGCGACTGGATCGGCATTGTTCAACCGACGTTCTAATGGCTGTCTTTCTCGGCAACACGGGCAACGTCCGCCTTCGCCGTGGAACGGAGGCTAACTACGGGCGCATTGCCGACAGCATCGACCCCAACGACGTCAACACGATCCTCAACCGCCTGAGTTTCGACAGCGCCCTCGACAACCTACTGACAGGTGATCGAGTCACAATCAAAACGAATGACGCCCGCAAACTGATCTGCTTTGACCCAACTGCTTGGTCATCTGGAACGCTCCAGTCAAGCATCACCGCTTACGTAAACGTCAACTCTGCTGGCGGTCTGCGCTTTTTCCGCAACTTTGCCGACGCGGTAAACAACAACCGCTCTCAAGAGCTCACCCTCGATGCCTTCGCAGGCGATCCGATCACAATTACCGTCTACATCAGCGACTTCCGCTTCAGTGTGCTGGGCAATGTAACCAGCTTCGAGCTGAACACGGATCGCCAGATGATCGACACGACAACCCTAAACGACCGTTTCCAACAGCAATACTCCGCTGGTCTTATCAGCGGGAATGGATCTATCAACTGCCTATTTGACTACAACACATCCGGTCGGATTGAAACGCCCCTGTTGATGCTCCAGCTAATCCAGCGCACGGAGATCGGCAGCGAATTTGACTGCGCCTTGTACCTAACGGACAACGAGCTGGACTCTGGCATCCAGAACGTCTA